GAGGTTAATTAAATGGACGATTACGCAGATATAATTAGCGAAAATATCGAAAAAATTGCAAAGCAATTAACTCGGCTTAATGATAATATTGAAATTCAAAATAAAATATTATTAGCTAGTTCGGATACATTTAAAAAAAATACACCCGATACTATTGCAAAATTAAGACCAAGTTTTTCGGATATTATTAAAATTTTAAAAGATTAAATTTAAATTTTTTTAAGGGGCGTTATTAATTTAACGCCCCTTATTTTTTTAGTTATTATTTATTTGATTATATATTTCTCGATCTTCAAGCCAACGCCCCGTACTATCGTGATAATTACGTCTTAATTGCCAAAAATTAGGGCTATTAATCGGACGGGTTGAGGGCGTTTCTTTTAAACCAATAAATCTAACTATTCGCTCAATAAATAATTCTAAATATTGATTTTGGCAACGTAGGGTACAAAAATATTTATTATACCCGCTTGTTGCTTTTGCGGTTTGATAATGCCCTTTACGTTTTCGATTTTCTGAATCGTAATAATGGCACAATGGATTTTGGCAAAGATTAGCCATTAGCTTTTGCCCCCGATTGATAAGCCATAACACGAGCAATTTTTTCTTTTCTAGTTTCTTTTGCTTTTGGTTTTAGATCATCAAGCATTGAAGAAACATTCTCGGGATTAAATATTGCTAGTTCACGACTTTCAACATTTAAATAATTTTCGTTAAATTCGATACCTTGTTTATCAGCAAGATTTTTAACTTGCTCATAAGTAGTATAATTTTTTAAGGTATCATCAACGATTTTAACCCTTGCAACAATATTTCCTTGCCATTCTTTATGGGCAATAATTAATTGTTCTTTTGCAACTCTAAAATCATTAACAATGTCTAATTCATCTTGCGTACATTGATAAAATCTTGAATTACAATGTGAAGAGCCCCCAATTACCTCAAGCGTGTATTTATCTTGCCATTCCTTACCCATACCGCTTAAGCTATCACTATGATAAGAAGAATATTTTGAAAGTCCTAATTCTTCCAAACACTTATCTTTTAAATCAGTATGATAGGGATTATCTTGTTTATCCCCTTGCATAACCAAGCATTCAGGAACAAGATTTTTTTGTTTAAGATAATCGTGGTTATATGCCAAAGCAAAATCAATTCCCACGTTATCTGAATAATGAGAATTGCCCCCATTCAAATTGAAATTAACATAACTTTCATTATATTTAATTTCCTTTTGTCCGTCATAACGAATAGTTTCAACGCCTTGATCTGATTTAAGATGAAAACAACTGTCTTTTCTAACAACATCAAAATTATGTTTATGTTGTAGAGGTTTTAATATTGCTACATCTTCAGTAGGGTTTTTTCTCTCTATTACCTTTTTAACAGTTTCAAAAGCATTTTGAATATGAGTGTCAAAAAGTTTTCTTTTTTCGTAGTAAGCAGTTTTTAAAATATTATCTTCCTTTTGATAATGACTTTTAAAAACCTCAACGCTCAATTTTCTTTTTTGAGCATTAAGTTTTATTTTATTTGTTTTCATATATTTTCCTTTTTTATTGTTTGTTGTTATTCAAATAATTACATTTAAATTAAATCATTGTCAAATAAATAATGGGATATAATAAGAAATAACCCCTTGTAAATTATCCCAAGTTTGCCTATATATATGAAAAAACAACAAAAAGGAATAAATTATGAAAAAACAAAAACAACTACATATAGGCACAATGGATAGTATAAAGGGATTTAAAAATATCTCTTTAGACTTAAAAACTTACGAGCAAATATTTCATTTATCCCAAAATAATAATATGGGCGTGGATTTATCTGTCGCAAAAACAATTAAATTTTTACTTAATTTCTATTTAAAATCGGAATTAAATAATAAGCAAATTGAATTATTAAAAAAGGAAAATGAAAATGTCAAAATACAAAAAAGTAAAAAGGCTATTCAGCTTTAATAATTTAAAAATTTTAAAGTCCCAAAAATTTGGATACGAGGGTGTTATATTACATTTAGCACCCTTTGATTTATCTGGTTGGAACGTATGCCCTTTAGCAAGTAAAGGGTGTATTAAAGGTTGTTTAAATACAAGCGGATTAGGACAATTAAACGTAGTACAAAAGGCACGAATTAATAAAACTCATTATTTAAGATTTGATAGGCAAAAATTTTTAGAGCAATTAGACCGAGAAATCGCCAATGGGATTATTAGAGCAAAAAAGAAAAATAAAATATTGTGTGTACGTTTAAATGGCACAAGTGATTTATCTTTTGAAAAATTTAAAGTGAGAGATAATAAAACTTTATTTGAATTATATCCGCAAATAAATTTCTATGATTATACTAAAAATTATTTGAGATTTAAAAATAAACTTCCAAAAAATTATCATTTAACATTTAGTTTATCTGAAGAAAATTTGGACATAGCAAAAGATATAATTAAAAATACTAAAACTAATATTGCTGTCGTATTTAGAAAAAAACTTCCTAAAAAATTTTTAGGGCGTAAAGTAATAGACGGGGATATTAACGATTTAAGATTTTTAGATAAGCCGAATAGTATTGTGGGATTAATTGCAAAAGGGAAAGCAAGGCACGATAATTCGGGATTTGTTTATGATTAAAAATAAAAAATGTTTATTTTGTAAAAAATCTTTTATTGATAAATCATCACATCAACGGGGCAAATATTGTTCAAAAATTTGTAATGGTAAATATAACAGATTAATTAATCGTAAATTTCCAAAAGTATTAATTAAACAATGTAATTATTGTAATAAGACATTTAAGGATAAATCGGATAGTAAAAATAAAAAATTTTGTAGTAGGTTATGTAATAGTAAATTTAGATATGATAAGTATTATAGAAAATTTCCAAAGATAGTTTTAAGAAATTGTAAAAATTGCAATAAAAAATTTGAAGATAAAACCCCGTCAAAATGTCAATTACATTGTAGTAAGGATTGTAAAAATTATTATTATAATCACATTTTAAAAGTAAAAAAATTTCCTAAAGTATTAATTAAAAAATGTCATAATTGTAATCGGAAATATAAAGATGATACAGACAATAAAAAAAGTTTATATTGTTCCCGTAAATGTAGGGACAAGGTTTATGATAAATTACCTCACGTTGTAGAGTGGCGAAGAAAATACCAACAAAGTGATAAAAGGCGAAAATGGTTTAGGAATTGGGAGAGAAAACCCGAAGTAAAAATTATTAGAGATAAATATAAAAAATCTAAAAAGTTTAAATTAATTCAAAAAAGAAGTTCAGCAGTTAGAAAAAAAAGATTAAAACAAGCAATGCCAAAATGGGCAAATATAGATAAAATTAAAGATATTTATAGTAAATGTCCAAAAGGTTATCAAGTAGATCATATCATACCGCTAGTAAATAAATACGTGTGTGGATTACACGTTGAAAACAATTTAAGAATTATTAAGGGTAAAACAAATAATTTTAAAAAGAATATATTTATTACGGGTAAAGATGACAATTTTTATTCAAGTAAAAAATGGTTAAATAGATTTAATCGTATAACCTAAATTTTTTTAATTGACACAATTACAGAATTAGGGATAATAGTTGAATTACCTATTTCGGTTATTTCATCATTATCATCTTTTGAATAGTCCCCAAAAATTCTAGTAATGCCTTTTGATTGAGAAAATAAATGTCCTTTAGTTATACAAGTTGGTAATTTTGCATTTTGTAATTCTTTTAAATTTTGCCAAGCACTATTTGATTCAATATCCAACCATTCCACAGATACCATTGGATAATTAGCAATATCCGTTATGGATTTATTTTTTCTTTTTATGTTTATTCTTTTCTTCATCTGTGCTTACCTTTACTTGTCCCACATTAGTAGATAAATGGGAATTGTGTATTTCATTAAAAACTAAAAAAAAGTTTTTATGATCCCTCAACAAATTCTTCTGGCGTAATGTCAATGATTTTTTTATTTTCATTTATTTTATTTTCTAGTTCTTCTAATCTTTTTTCTAGATTTTCTCTAGACATACCCTCAACACCCGTCACATTAATTTGTTTATGGTCTACAAATAAATTCGCCATTTGTCCCGCTCGAAATTGTGCATTTATAGACGCATTAAATTGATTTTTATTTTCCGCTTTTTGTTGCAATCGTTCATAAACTTTGTAATGTCTTAATTTATCTGTTTCATATTTTTTTAATTCTCTCGCTAATCTAATTTCTAAATATCTTACAACGTGGGGGCTTTTATCAGGGTGTAGTAATTCGTATGCCATTTTAGACGCATTTACCCTATCCGTAGTTTCGTAGACTTCCATAACAGCGTCTAATTTTTTTACAGTACCCCAACCCTCAACAAGCTTTTCAACAAATAGTTTTTGTTTTAAAGTAATGTCATTTGAATTCTTTAATGTATTCGGTTATCTTGCCATAAATTAAAATAAATTAAAATAACACTCTATAAAGCAAAAAATAATAAATATAAAAAAAATAAAAAATTAATTTCAAAATTTCGCCCTCTAGATAATTTTATTGTTATTATTATATTTTTAATATTATTGCCTATAAACTATTGATTTTATTGACTTTCCTATTTTTTAGGAAAAATTCCTAGTTTTTTCCTAGTTTTTTTTGGTTAAAAAGCTAATGTTTAAGCGGATAATAGCCGATTTTTCCTAGTTTCCTAGTTTTTTCCCCATAAAAAAATTTTTCAAAATTTTTTTTTCACAGAAAACCCCCTTATAGTAGGAACTTTTGGGAAAAGCGAGGTTTTATGCGGTTTATTTTGTCCTAGTTTTTTTCTGTTTTCCTAAAACTTTTAGAAAATAATGCTTGCAATTTATTTATCCCACTATATATAAGATGTATGAATAAGATTTGTCTTAAAAATATTAAATCACAGTTGCGTGATTGCTTACCTTTGCAAAGGTCAAGTAGGTTTGCTTATTCATTAAAACGTAGCAACGAAGCAACTGGCTATTTCAGAGGTTCGCCTAATTGATAGTAAGTCCAGACAATTTATTGTGAAATGCTACGAGTGTACAAGCCAAGCAATTTAAAGGCAAGGTGGCGAAGTTTTTGCTTAATAACCCACCGCACTATAAAAAAAATTAGACGCACGGTAGTATAGATGGGCTTTGATTTGTAATTCTATGTTAAATCATTGCTGACCGATAATAGATAACGGCTCTATGGAGAGCGTCAAAAAATTTGGTTAAGGTGTCCCAGACCTCGTAAGAGGAAGAACGAACACATAGAAATGGATCGGGAGTGTTACTTAATCAAAAAATGCCCGTGAGCCGTGATCCTTGTTCCCTTGACCACGACTCACGGAACTTAAACAAAAGGATATATATATGAACTATAACTGGAATGAAGAAGTAAGTAAACGATTAGTGGGAAAAACCATTACTAAAGTTAAATGGTTAGACGCAGATAATACCTACAAACTATTCGGGTGGACACATCAACCTTGTGAAATACATTTAAATGACGGCACTATATTAACCCCGTCCGCAGATGATGAGGGTAACGAAGCGGGGGCTATATTCACAAATTTAAAAGACTTTCAAACAATACCCGTGTTCCGTGAACCAATATCTGATAAAACCATTAAAGAAGAAGAAAAGCGTATGGAAGAATTATTAAAAAAACATAAAAAAGAAAAAGGGAAATAAAACAATGGTCGATCAAACTTTACCCGAAATTACTTTAGTACACGAAAAAAATAAAGCAAGGCGGTACTACTATCGATTGGAACAAGATTTTAAAAAGTGGTTAAATGAATGTCCCGTTGAATTCGAAAAAGCGATAGCGTTAGGACACCCTAAAGTCGTAGCATATCAATTTAATCTTAAACAAAAGAGGATTACAGATGAGTAAAAAATTTACTTTTATTACTTACCACGTGCAAAATGGGGAGTATGAAAATTATGAACATTATAGTTTTTTAACTTCTGATTTTCAAAAAATGAATGAACAACAACTCGTTGCTTATTTTTTTGAATGCAATTATAAAACAAAACTAACACGAGTAGAAAAAAATGAAAATGTATTTTGGCTAAATGATATGATGAGGACGGCTTACGTATATTCCACAAGGACAATTAATCTAACGGAACACGAACTATTAGAACAATTAGGTATACTAAAAGGCAAGCCACATCTTTTATTTCCAAGAGTTAATAATATTATTCAATTAAAACGAAAGGTAGGATAATGGTAGTTAGTAATAAAGACGTTGAAGAACATCATAAAACAATAGAAATTTTATCTAAAAAACAACAAGAACTTGTTAAGGATACTAAAGATAATATTTTAGCAAGCAGAACATTTACCGCATTAGAAAATTTATTTAATGTCATAGATGTAGAAATTAAAAGATTCAATCAATCTACAATGCTACAATCCGCTATGGAAAATGCTTATAAGATTATCCAAGAAAATAAGCGAATAAAATAAATTGATTAGAATATTTATCATATTATAAGTAGATATGGCAAAGAAGTATAAGTACAAGGTAGAGAAGGTTATTTGTAGAGATGAAAAAGGAAATTTATATGAATGGCAACACCAGGAATTAGAAGAAGAATTAAAATCTGATGTTAATTATTGGGGCGAACAACAACCGATTAGAGAATATAAAATTTTAAAAGATGAGTAGTATAGAAAACACAAGAGCACTTTTAAAAAAGCTAGAGGAACAGGACAAAGTCAAAGTTAATTGGGATACGGGCGAGATCGTATTCAAAGGCAAGACTAAAGAAGAGAATGATAAACTATTTAGAAAAGTTGCATTCTCTAGTCCACAAGCTTGTTTAAAAGCTATGAAGAATTAAAAGTTTTGGGTTCGGGATCCGTGATTCGTGATCAAATTATAGCAACTGTGCATAATCGAACCTGAATGCACCTGATCGGGTACGCTAGGCGATAGGGTAGAATAGGTAGGGGTACTTGTTCTACCCTTTTAATCTAAATCTTGCGGTTATTCAAGTTCGGTGCTACAATCAATAGTAGTTTTCATATATAACTACCTTTCGTTGTTTAAACACAGATAAAGGGCGGGAGACTGCCCTTTATCCCCTTAATTAATCATTATAGGATTATTATTCGAATTAAATACCAACATTCTTAAATAATCTACAATTTTTCTAAGATGTTTTCGTTCTTCCTTATCTTTAGTTTCTTTTAGTCGTTGGTAATGGTCATTATATTTTTTCCATTTCACTTGTCGATCTGTAAAAATAATTTTTTTATTTTTTATCGCACGCAAATATTGTAATCTTACATTAGAGGGTTCGAGATCAGCGTAATAACAAACTTGTTGAAAATCTTCTGAATTATTTACAATCCAATAATGAGCAGTCATTTTTTGAATTGAACTTTTTCGGTCTGATAAGTTGAGTGTTACATCACCTAAAGCATTGTTAATAACTGCACGCCATAATTTAACTTCACTAGGTTTATTTTGCTGAACCATTTCGGTTGCAAAATTAATGCCCATAATTTTTAACAAGTCTTGATAATAACTCATGATAATACCTTATTAGCTTGGGTGGAGCGTAAGAGGACATTAGAAATTCAGCATCAGCATGAATTTCGTGCATGAGATCATTAATTTCTTCTCTACTATAGGCGGCGACTTTTTTTTCAAAGTCTTTTATCGATGTCCCATAGTCATCGCAAAAATAATCTTCAAATTTAGACATAGGTCTATTGTAGTAATGTTTCTTCATTATTGATAGTCCTTGACGAAAAAATTTAATTTAAAAATTTATTTCGTAAAACTAACAACTTATTTATGATACTTTTTAGGAAATTACAACGATTCTCGTAATATATTATTTTATATTTCAAGTGATTAAGTTCTTCAGAAAGATTTTTATTTTCTTCCTGAAGAGACCTAACTTCCTCTTTAAACGGGTTACGACTTTCCATTTAATAGTTTCTTTTTGTAAGAATCTAGAGGTACTTTTTCTTTTTTCGCTTGATAACTTACATAATCATTAACAAGTTTACTTATCATTGAAGCTGGAGCTCTAAATTTATTTTTAGAAATTGCTTTTAAAATTTCATAATCGTCTTTTCGAACTGCAACAGACTTCCATTTATTGATATCCATATATATATATTACTCCTTAGATTTCCCAACTCTTACTATAAATACTCGGTCATATCAATTAAAAAATATCTGTGATATTCTTACATAATGATAGAACATTTTATATTTTTTGGTATGGTGTGTGCTGCACCATTTGATACACCGACTATACCTAAATGTATGTATTTTTATGAAGAGCCAAGGATTTATTATGAAAATAAAGAGAAATGTGATAAAAGAGCCAAAGAATTTTCTGAAAATTTAGAAATTAATTTGCATGAAAAAAATTTATTTATCCTTGATATGCAACTTTTTTGTCAACCCATTAAAAAGGTTGACACACCCGCTTAAAATAGTATATATTATCTTATGAAGGCTTATCGTGTCCAGTGTCGTCTAGGAGGATATCTGATTGTCTCAGAATTCAAAGGACAAAATGACGATACGATACACAAAGACTTCATTAACGAATTAGAAAAAGGAAACTATTCGGTTGAGAATGAAGGCGTTTATAAACCAGATCGTTTGTACTTTTTCTATGAGGAGATAAACTATGAGCCCAGAAGCAAACAAAAAGTTGTTGGCCAGAAAGATGGAGCTTGAAAACAGATGGAATAACAAATACCTAGTTGAAGGTAGAGTTACTGTTGATATGAAACCCATCGAAGAAGAAATAAGACGAGTCAGAAAAGAAATGGTTATGGCTGACCAAGAAATATGTAGACTCGCACACAAAGATTACCACTTAGAACAAAACGATTTAGTAGTTAACGGTTAGTTTTTTGGTAATACTTTTTTAAAAACAGGTTTACTGTTTCGGGATATCTTTCGCTGTAATATTTTAAGCATACAATCGGCACAAAAATATTCTTCTTTATCTATTACGTGGGCTATTTTTCTACAAATTTTGCAGAGATATTCCATTACAAAAATATTACAAATCCTTCATCATTCATTAAGAAGTTTCACCCCAATTTTTACCAATAGCAACATCAACGACACTAGGAACTTTTAACTCCATACAGTTTTCCATAATATTTTTAATATTCTTTTCATCTTCTTCTGTTTCTACATCAAAACATAATTCATCATGAATTTGTAATTTAGGTACATAACCTTCTTTAGCACATTCAACAACAGCAAGTTTGGTTTGATCGGCTGCAGAACCTTGTATTAATCTGTTTAAAGCTTTATAAGTTTTAGATCTTTTAATATTATCTTTACCGTATTTAGCTACAGCATTTTCAAAAGTTTCGCTTGTCCATAACCCCCAATCTCTAGGTTCCCATTCATCAAACCTACATTTACGACCAAGCTTTGTTCTAATCACACCTTCTTCATCAGCTTTCTTCATACAACGATCAGAAAGTAATTTTACAAAAGGTACTTTACGATTATACTTTGCGATAATGACATCTCCCTCTTCTCTTTCAAGTCCAAGTGAATTTGCTAATTTGTTTTTACCCATTCCATACATCAAACCAAGTCCAATTGTTTTAGCTTGTTTACGATCAATACCCACCAAGTCAGCCACAGTTTGATGAAAGTCTGCTGAAGCATTTGCATAAGCTTCAACAAGTTCTTGTGATCCCTCATAACCTTCTCCAATTGAAGATGCATAATGAACAACTAGTCTTGGCTCTTGTTGTGAATAATCAAAAGAACCCCAATGACAACCTTCTTTTGGCATAAATAATCCACGTATCTTTGGTGCAAATTCTAAATTTCTAGCAGGAAGTTGCTGTAGATTAGGATTAGACATAGATAATCTACCAGAAACTGTACCCCCTGAGTCAGACCTGAGTTGATTTATCTCTGCATGTATTTTACCCTTGTGTGCAAATTTAGTTATACCCGTTAAAAAAGTATTGTGAAATTTATTAACTTCTCGTGCTTGAACAATTAATTTTGATATTTCATGGGGTGAATTAAATAAATAATTTTGAGTAAATGATGGTTCGTTTGTTTTCTGTGTTCTTGGATATTCTATACCAAGCTTATCAAAAGCTTCACCGATTTGGCGTGCTGCCCAAATATCTATATCTTTTCCTACTAATTTTTTTATTTTTTGTAATAATGTTTTTTCTTGAGATGCAAATTCTAATTTTAATGATTCAGCTTTTTCTAAGTTAACATTAATCCCGTTTGCTCTCATTTCAATTAATACAGGTAATAAGTTAGACTCTAATTCCCAAATAGTTTCTATGCTTTGTGTTCTTATTTCAGCTTTAAATCTTTGCCATAAAAGGAGCGTGAGCCGTGCATCTTGTTCCGC